TCAATGATCTGAGCCTCGCCGTTATTCTTGGCTTCCTCAAGACCATTGATGGTCACTGTTGCGGCGTACTGTTTCCAGTCGTACTCAGCGGCTGTAATGCCTGTTTGAGCCGTCGTGGAAATAGTATCCGTGGTCGCGTATGAACCAGCAGTGCTGTTCGTACCATAGATGATTGGAACGACGATTTTTGCTCCACCAGAGATACGCCGAATCGTTTGCCCGTTTGTCAGGGCGTAGAACAGCGGTCGTGCACTGAAAATGTTGTCCACCAACTTGGGGACATAGTTGTTCAGCGTGGTGGAGAGAATCTCGTCAAAGTTGCTGTTACCAGCCATTTGATGTCTCTCTTCGTACTAGGGGTTAGTTGCCGTGTGTGGCCTTAGCCAAAGAGAACGCTTCCCGAATCGTTGACGGCGCTTTACCCGAGGACTTGGAAGAAACAGCACCCGACTGGGTGGACTTGCCACCAGCGACCACCGCTGCTTCACGTTTAGCCTCAGTCACATCCTTATCGGCTTGCAGTTTCTCTGCGACAGCAGAAACCTCGCCAAACTTCATGTGAGCGTAAGCGGCATCCAGATTCGGAATGCGATTCTGAAGTGCATGCGTAAACAACGCCTGCTCATCAAACTCGCCATACCGACCCTTCAGGGCCGATACCTCTTTGTCCAAAGCCTGTTGTCTTGCGGCAGCAGCCTGCGTTTCCAGTTGGGCTTCAATCTTCGCTATCCGTTGCGCCGTCGGATCCTCGGTATCCCACGAATCATCAAATGATTCGCTGTCAACCTGCGGGTTGTCCGATGCAATTCCAAACGCAGACGAAAGCGCCTTTAGAGTGCCCTCTGGGTCCGATTCCAACGCGTTAGCGATAGTTTCGGCTTGCTGTAACCGTTGCCGTTCGGCAGCCAACTCTTGGGTTTTGCGGGTGTAATCCGCTTGCCGCGAGTAACCTGCCTGAAGTTCCTCCAAAGTGACCGCCTGATCCTCGCCATCCACCTTGATGGTGTATGTCTCCGAATCATCGGTTTCCGTTGGTACTTCTATGTCAGCCCCGTCTGAAATATCCACCTCAACGGCGGGTTCATCAGGTTCTGTGAATTCGTCAGGCACAAAGCCTCCTAGGGAGTCCAAATGGAACGGTTGCTCCTATAAGGGAAACAACCGTGTCCCACAAGGCTTTACAGCGCAGGCAACTCCAAGCCCATTTGGCCCTGAAGTTGCGCCAACAACTCAGGCGGTACACCACCAGTCGGAGCGAACGCCCCCAACTCAGGTGCAGACATCGGCCCCATCGGTGGCGGCGGCATCGCACCCTGATCAGGCAAAGGTGCACCCCCCTCAGGTGGCGGCGCACCCCCCTCAGGGCCAGCAGGCGGCTGCTGCTGCATCAAAAACTTTTCAGGATTCTTGATGTTGAACCCCTCACGCAACACATGCACAGCCAACTGGGCGGGATCAATCACCGTGCCAATCATCGGACCAATCGCATTCAACAAACTGACAGCCTGCTGCTTACGAATCGTGTCATTGATCGGCTGCGTGGAACCACCCTCAACAGAGAAGTCGTACTCGCCCACAATGTCAGGCCGCGAATACTCCACAAACAAATCGGTGCCATCCCGAGAAGCAACCCGAGCCATCGCCTCACCCGTCATGTACTGCTGCATCAACTGAAGCACACGCCTAGCGATCTGCCCAATAGCGATCTCAACAATCGCCAACTTGTCAGCAGCGCGGGCATTAGAAGCATCAGCAATAATGCTCGCCTCCGTAGCAGTACGCCGAATCTCAGGCATCTGACCACGCGAATACTCATTCACCCCAGACACCACATTGATGTCCTCAGTGATGATCTGACTGTAATTGTAAATCTCAGGGCTAACAGGCACCTGAGGCAACGGCATCACAACATCAGACAACGGCTTATTCTCATCGACAACAGGAACAAACCTGCCATCCTGATCAGACTCAAGAGCCTCACGACCCTCAGGGCCAAACGACCGCTCATGGTACAAATACTTGCGGGCATACCGTTTACGGTCATTCATCAACTGCGAACGTGTCTTATCTAGTTCCAGTTGCAGCGACTCAATGGACTCAAGGTCACCCAACGGGTAAAACCTGTCAGGAATATCGTAATTCCTGAGCATCACAAACGGCTGACCAAACGCATACGGCATCGGAGTCGGATCCAACAAAAACTCGTCGCCATGCTCAGCACACACCGACATCGTGTTAGAAGCAACATCGTAAAACTCGTACAACGTGACCCGATCAGCCTCATCAGCGAACTGCGACTGATCCAACGGATCCTGATAAGACGAATCCAACCCAGCATCCGCACTTAGACGCTTCCGCACCGACGGCTTGTACCGCTTATCGGCCTGCACCTCCTCCAACGGCCGCACAATACGTTGCGCAATCCACGTAACATCATCCATGCACGTAGCCTCAGGATCAACAAACACATCAAACGGGGAAACCCGCTCAACAAACGGCTGATCCTCAACCACCGTCAACATCGTTGACGGCAGATTCGCAGCAATGTCATCATCGGTAGGCAAATCACCCGCCAAATCAGGCATATCCATCGCAGCCTGATCAGCCTCAGCGACTTGCTGACTATACAACTCGTCACGTTCAGCATCACCAATGGCACGATCCTGCTCAGTGAACCGCCACCCCACCTTCAACCAGCCGTGGCCGAAAACAAGAAAATCTTTCACAGCGCGCCTAAAAGGCGACCTGAAATCGTGATGCCGCCACAAATGATTCACGACCGACTCCACAAACACAGCGCGATCCTGATCATCAGGCTGATTCGCCTGAACCACAATCTTCGGATGATTCACCGAAACAGACGGCGCAATCACATTGATCGTGCTGAAAGCCAAATTGACCGTGATCAAATCAGACTGAGTAGCCGTCGAGGACGGCCAATGCTTACCACGGTACAAGTCAGCCAAACGCCGCCAAGTCTCGTCGTACCCCTCATGCTCCCGCCACTTGCGAGCCAACTCCAAACGGCGCTTATACGAATCGAAAGTTTCGCTTCTGGTCTTACGAGCCATCAAACCCACCGCTTCCCAACAGGTTCAATGTTACGACCCTGAGCCTGAGCCTCAGAAATCACCTTAGATTCGCGTTCATTCATCGTGAGATCCTGCTCGTCGGGCGGCAAAGTTCCGCGATACCCACGGCCCACATCAAACTTGACTCCAGCCAACTTCTGCCGCCACGCCCACAACTCATTGAGTTCCAACCGCGTCTTAGGCCCCTTATGGGCCTCCACGTAACGGGCGAACTCGTTGAACGACGCATCAGGCGGCAAAACCGCCACGACTACCGAGGCTGCTTAGAAGCGGGCTGAACAGTGCCAGTCGTGCCATGCTGATTCTCGGGTGTCGAACGCACCGACACGCCAGAACCCAGTTCGCCGCCACCATCAGAATCAGTGGTATCGCCACCAATCCGAACAGTCGCCTTCTGCGAACCAGTTTCAGTAACACGATTGAACGCCACCGAACCGCCACGATCCAAACGGTTGTTACGACCCTTCGGTCCATCAACCGTCTGAGAAGCACTGGTGTGCGACACAAACCTTCTTGCCATGAGATAACTCCGTATCTAGGTAATGGGATCCCTATTAGGGAAGAAACCGTGTCCCACCTAGCGACTCGCTGGGTGGTTATTCAGAAACTCGGCGTAAGCCTCGGGGCTATTCAACACAATCATCACCCCACCCGATCTCGGCTCAGACGACCGCCCAAGGGTCACGCTGATTGCTCCGATAAGTGTGCCCACAGCGACCAGCAGTCCAGTAACGGCCACGATCAGTTTTGTAGCACTTCCCATTAGTACCCCTTTCCCCACCATCAAAACCGCCTCGGGCCACGAACCGTGTTCGCCCCAATCTGCAACGGCGCAACAACCGCACCAGAACCCTGACGATTGAACCAATCAATCGTCCAATAATCATCCACCGCAGGCGCAAACTCAGGAGCAAACGCGTACTTACGCATCTGATTAGCCAAAGCCAACGCAATCACACGATCATCATGCGGCGACCCAGACATGCTGCCCCGCTCATTACGAACAAACGTCCGCAACTCCGCAAACGTCGAATCGTCAAACAACACCAACTCATTGTTCCGCAAAGCCGAACCCAACTCATCAATCATCAAAGGCTTCGACGTGCGAGTCGTTTTCCAACCAAACTCCATCGACACCTTAGACGACACCGAATTCAACGCACGCTTCCGAAACAAATTCGGATGCCCCAAATGCCGCAACTCCGTAATAGTCGTCAAACCATGATTATTCGACTCGACACAAGTCAACGCATCCCGATACCACAACGCCATATTGAAAATCTCAGAAGCAAACTCATCAGGAGCGATATGTCCATGCCATACCGCCACCTGATGTCCAGTTGCAACGTCCACCACCTGAGCGCACGAATAATCGCCATGCCCCAACCCCTCAGCCGTATCGACACCAATGACATACGCCGACATCGGCGTGGGATCCTCCCACACAGACAAACTCATGCGACGCGAAACTCCACGCTGCGACCCGACGTATTATGCAACCAACCCTGACGAGGAGCGGTACAACGCTGCGCCATGACCTCCAACTGATCCAAATCAAACACAGGGTTACCCGACTTGATAAACGCCTCCTCAGGCGTAGACGGATACTCCTGATGCAACTGCCAACTAAGCATCGCCTGCTTCTTCGCCTCATACCACGACTCATCACGATCCTCCGTGGCAGACCACGGAAAAAACATTGTCGCAAACGGATTGTTCCCCGCCGACGCCCCCGTCCACAAATGATGAAAAAAGTTTCCCGACCCATTCGCCGTACTAAGACCAATAATGCGGCCACCCACATCAGCCACAGGCTCAATAGAAGCCCACGCCTCCTCAGGATTCGGCAAAAACGCCCACTCATCCACAACAATCAACGTCGCAGACTCACCACGCGCAGGATCAGACGCAGACGGCATCGACGTAATCTGAGAACCATTAGCAAACGCCATCCGCTGCTGATGATCCACCAACGAATCAGGCCCCCGCGCAATCATCCACTTCGGCAAATGAGAAAACCCGTACTTCGTTTTCTTCAACAACAACACAGCCTCACGCTCAGTACGAGACAAATCAATAATGTTCTGATCCGCATGAAAAAACGCCAACCAAAACTGGTGCGCAGCCACCAACGTCGTCCAACCAATCTGACGAGCCTTCAACGTCAAACTGTACCGCTCACCCGCCCACTGACTCAACGCCTGCGACTGAGCATCCCTAAGAACAAACAACACCCGCCCACGCGCAGGATGCGCAATATGCCAAAAATGCTCCAAAAAATATTGCTCATCAGCCACACAACGCCGCCACTGAGACTCACGATGCAACTCCGAAACACGACTAATTGGTCACACCCACAAACAACCCCCAAAACAAATACAACGAAACCCCCAACCACAACCCAGCAGGCAACCAACCACGGCCACCCACCAACCAACGACCAAACACCTCAGACATCGACTCCGAACCAACCGACCCAGCCGTCAAATCAACAGCCAACACAACAGCCGCCACAAACAACCAACCCCACACCCCAACAGACACCTACGTAACCTGAACCAACTGAGGAACCTCAGAAACAACACGCAACTGAGCAACCGACAACTCAAGTTCATCAGCCAACTCCAAATCAGACAACCCAGCAGCATCCCGCTCATCATCAACCACAACACGCCGCTTCGGCGTGAACTTATCCACATACTGCAAATACAAACCCGCAGCCTTCACATCCCCACCCTGAGCCTTCGCCCACAACGCATCCACCACACCCTGAACACGCTCAGGCGACACATTCACCTCAGAAGCACGACGATCCCACTCCCGAACAAACCTCGGATCCCGCTTCCACCGACGCAACGAATCCTCATGCATCCCATTCTCAACAGCCCAATCCTTCTGAGTCAACGGCCGACGCTCATGCCCCAACAACAACCAATCCAAAAAAGCAGCCTGAGCAGAAGGCATCACAGCAACACCCTCATCATCCACCGCCCAATACAAATCCGCATGCACAGCCACAACAAACCCCGATCCATAGAAACAACTACCTACACAACACAACACGGTGTCCCAAACGGACACCACCCCCAAGTAACCCACCAGTAACAAAAAAACCCAGCCACCAAAACCCACCCAACAAGCCCTTTGGGACACACGGGAGGGGGGGTAGGGGGGGAGGGACAAAGCCAAAGAAAAAAAGAATCGCCCAAAGCGATTCAATTACTTCCAACGCTCCCCAGAAACAAAGCACCCCTATGGAAAAAAACGGCAACGCCACCTAGGGGCGGTACAACCCAGCCAAAGGCAACCAGCCACACCCCCGCAAACCCTCAGATTTGCGGAGGAACCCACCCCGCCCTCCCAAAAACCCCCGCACTGGGAACCCATATCTATACATATGCGGGTACGCAGGCCCCGACCCCCCCCTCGGTGCCCCTCGGACGGCTGACCTTCTTCCTTCGCATCACATGAGCCGTGGGAGAGAACCATTGATCTCTCCCTGCTGCAGCCTGCTCATTCATTGCCTGCCATTCATCCATTCCCACCCTGTCAGGGTGCCTAGCAATGGATGGCAGTGGTCGTGGCAGTGATGAATGGGGCGGACGCTGGGACCAGTGTCGAACCCTAGGTCCCGTTGCCGTTCATTCATTCGTTGGGGTGGTGTCAATGCTGCCTAGATGGTGCTAGGGTTTCGGTTGTGGCCAGAAGGCCATGACTAACCACAATGAATGAATGGGAGTAATAACATGGGAATGCCAACGGCACGACAGATAAGCAGCGTCGATACGCTGGAAAGAATGGTGACATATGCGACGGGTGAAACAGATTCATTCGACGTTCTGAAGCGATCAGACTTGATGGCATTGGCAGGCAGGTTGGGGGTGAATCCGTCGGTAAAGCAGTCCAATGTTGAGTTGCTAAATGCGATAAATGGCAGCGTAAATGGCGCTAATGAACCCGCTAATGAGCCTGCTAAGACTGCCACTAAGACTGCTGAGATGGTGACTGAGATGGCAGCGAGGAAGCGAGATAAGAGGCCTGATGTATTGGCCACAAACAAGCCAGAAACAAACAAGCCTGTTGGGCAACTTGAGACACTTATTAGGGACATTGCCAGTGGCGCTGTAGGTGTTGACGAGTCGGCTGTACAGTCTCTGATTGACAGGGCGTTGGAGCCTATTAGGTCGGCGCTGGATGAGGTGACACGACCTGTTGAGATTCATGTGGCAGAGAGTGGGCATGTATCTGTTCTACCTGATCAGCACCACGAGATTCTGCCGACAGTGGTGAAAGTACTGGCGGCACGTGAGCATGTAATGCTCGTCGGACCTGCGGGTTCTGGCAAGTCCACTATTGGTGAACAGGCAGCGTCGGCGTTGGGGCGTGATTGCAGGGCAATCAGTGTAGGACCTGCCGATAGTCGCACATTGTTTTTCGGTTATATGGATGCGCAGGGTCGGTATGTTTCGACGGTTGTTCGTGAGATGTTTGAGAATGGTGGTGTGCTGATTATTGACGAGATTGATAGCGGACATCCTTCCGTTATCAAGTCTCTGAACATGCTGCTTGCGAACGGACAGTGCCAGTTTCCCGATGGAATGGTTGCCAGACATCGGGACTTCATTGTGGTCGCTACTGCCAATACTTTCGGCAATGGTGCCGACCGACAGTACGTGTCTGGGCAGCAGTTGGATAAGTCCACACTGAACAGGTTTATGGTGAAAGAATGCAACTACGACGAGGACCTAGAGATGAAACTGGCAGTGGCAGCGTCGCCGTCGCATGGTGCCGACTGGTGCAAGCAGGTCAGAGTGTGGAGGAAGCGCGCCGACGAAAAGCGCTTGCCGATAATCATCTCACCTCGTGCTTCTATCTCTGGTGCACGACTGTTGGAGGCTGGTCTAGACAAGGAAACTGTGAAGGGTCTGACTATCTTCACTGGCCTGAATCAGGAAGCCGTGACGACGCTTACGACGGTGGCATCATGAGTCCATCAAGGATCAAGCACAAGTGGGGTTCGTTCGACCGTCTAGGCAATGATGGGACTGTCTATCGTGACTTTGATTCAGTTGATGCTTTTGCACGGGTTGCGGCACGTGGA